TGTTAACCGATTACCCAGGTAAGTGGCTGACTTGCATCCACATACATTTTGAGTTCTTCAATTTTGGCATCCATGATCTCTTTGCCTTCAGTCTTCATTTGAGTACCGTTTAGCTGTCCGCCACCTTGTGGACCAGCAATTTGCGCAAACTTTTCACGTGCTTCACCAATGATCATTTTACATGCACCGACCATATAGTCTCGGATCCACTGACTGATTTGGTAGTCACTCAGCAACTGAATTTCAGGTTTGGTTTGATACACCCAAAGCAGGACATTTTCGCCTGTGCCTTTTGGATCTCGAATCAACTGCAATTTCTTTGTAACAGGATTCCAGGTGTAATTCATGTATGCACCAAACATACGTCCGGCCAGTTCAACGTATTGGCTGTAGAAGTCATAAGTGGCTAGGCCACCAGCCACGTTGAAGTTCATGAGGTAAACGTTGATTGACGCTTGTGCAAACGGATCAAAGTTTGATGCAAACGGACCTGTAGAATCGCCAAATGTTCTGCGGAATATTTGACGCACACTATACACTTCTTGGGGCAATGTATAGATGTTCACGTCACGAATCAACTCCATGAAGATGTAGGCTTCTTCATAGGCGTTGTTGGCACGTTGGCGATAGGTACCAATTGTGCGTTGATATGCCGCTTCGTAGTGTGCAGGGTCTAATTCGAGATCAATGATTTGATCACCCATGGTTAACTTGCAATATTCAATAAGATTTTGCTTTAACTCAGGTAATGTATTTTGTTCAGCCATTGGGGGAACTCCGTTCCCCCTTATTTACCAGGCTTTGAGTATGATCAAGTTCTCAGTGCCCCGGGCATTCCAAGGTGTTTCTGTGGTAGTCAAATCCTTGTAGATTTTACGTGCCGCTGGCTTGCCTGCGGCTTGTATGGCCTTTACAACATCTGCTGGTTTACGCACAGTTTTTTGTAGTGTTTCCACGGTGCTGTATCCAATTACACTGTTGTTCTTGATAGTAAACGCCTGTGTATAGTTGTCTGCTACCACATGGATCAATTTGCGTTTTTTGGTATCGTACAACCAGGCTTCTGCTTTGTCTACCAGACTTGCGGCAGGCAAGCCTTTGAGCTTGAGCTCTGCAAACTCTAGTACATGTTTGAATTTTGCGGCACGTTTTTCCGGTGGTACTGCTTTGACCTTGCGTGGTTTGCGTTCCACTTTCTTGATCTGCACATAAGCACCACAGTCGTTGATCACTGCTTCGCAAAACTTCACACAATTACGCAATTGGATCTTGGTCAAGTAAGAGTATGCTTCAACCAGCAACGAGTCCTTGCCTTCCACTGCCTCTTCAAATTCTGCCAATTTGCGTTTCCAGCGATTGGCAATTTCATTGACCATTTGTGGTGCCACATTCATACCACGGATCACTGCAATGGGTTTGTAGTCTGCTGACATTTTGGCACCTGCCATCATGAATTCATCAAACATACCATCTAGTTCAGCCGCACATTCACCAACTTTTTCTCTCAGGCGATCTTGAATATTAGGCCGGGTAGGTACATCCACTAATGGCTCCGCATCCGCTTCCTCTGTTTGTTTGCTGGTCAAGATTTCTTTAAGCAAATTGTCCAGTTTGATCTGTTCTGTTTCGCTCAGTTCCAGGCCCACCATCTTCATGCGACACAACCAGCCTGTGGTCAGGCGAATGGCTGAATCTGGAATGCTTTTTAGTGTACGCACATCTGCTCGGCGATCATGCGATTCCAAATAGTTCACAATCATGTCACGGGCATCTTTTTTGCCGTAGAAATAGTTGTACCATGAGAATGCCTTGCTCATAGCACTGATACGATTGTCTGTGGGTTGCGTTTTCCACACAGGTTCCATGCCCATGGCATTGGTATCTGCACTACGTGGATTTAGCGGTTTAACTGGTTTCATGTGGGCTCCTTTTGGACTAATGCAGTAATTATAGCAGTTCAGGATTTATTGGTCAACCTGCCCATAAATACTACATTATGCCACGCCTAAGTTTATACCGCCCAAATCGAACCCGCGATTACCAGTTTTTGGACCGCACAATCTCCGAAATGTACACCGTTGGGGGTATGGACATTTTTGTCCACAAATATGCAGGCCCGCAAACTGGTGGTGAGGACTCGGCTCTTTCGGGCAACGGCGATGCTACCCAACCCATTTACGACACACTGGATCCACTGAACATCCAAGATTTGCTGTTGCTGGAAAACCGTGACAGAATTTATGATCAAGACGTTTACATCATGCGCGGTGTGTACACTCACCAAGATGTGGATTTTGATCTAACACAATTTGGCCTGTTCTTGAACAACGACACCTTGTTTATCACGTTCCACTACAATGACATGATTGACACGTTTGGGCGCAAACTCATGAACGGCGATGTGCTGGAAGTGCCCAACTTGAAAGATTACCATCCGCTGAATCAAGCCATTCCTCAGCCCTTGCCACGATATTATGTGGTACAAGATGCTGATTATGCCACAGAAGGCATGAGTCAAACATGGATGCCACACACATGGCGTGTGAAGGCCACGCCCATGACCAACAATCAGGAGTTCAAGGACATACTCAAGAAACCTGTGGTCAGCGAAAATATCTGGGACAACGGCAATTTCTATCCCACTGGCTGGGTCACCAATTACGGTGATGTTTATTATCAGGCTCGACAAAACGTTCCAGCTGGCACTGATATCAACAACGCCACCTACTGGCAAATTTACACGCCGCCCACACAAAGCGATGTGTTCACAGCTCGTACCAAAGACAACCAAATCAACGATGCCATACTCACACAAGCCGATGTTGAAGTTCCACTTAGTGGTTATGCTACCGATCAGTACTATGTGGCGCCAACATTAGGAGATGGCAGTCCGGCTAACCCAACTACATTGACTACAGGTGATAGTACTACTGTAGACGGTACTCAAGGTGGTATGGCTGTTACTCCAAGTGGTCCCGGCTATACCAAGGGCTACTTAACCGGAGACACTGTGCCAAACGGTGAGCCAGTAGTAACTGGAGTTGCTTTCCCGTTGAACCCTGTGGATGGAGATTATTGTTTGAGACTAGATTACTTCCCAAATAGACTGTTTAGATACAACTCAACTGTGAAACGTTGGGCCAAGATTGAAGATGGTGTGCGCACAAATCTCAACAACGGACCCGCCAATAATACTTTACGCTCCGGCTTTGTGAACAATACATATACTACACGCACCACTGACCTGGGCAACATTCCAAGTCGCCAGAGTCTCAGTGAAGCTCTCAAGCCACGTGCGGACAACGGTGATCAAGGCGGCAATTTACCGTCAAACTCATACCCTAACACACAACCTGGACAGAAGTCGAGTTAACAATGCAACAATTTTTTTACGATGAGCAGCTACGCCGATTCTTACTACAATTTACCAGAATTGTCAGCAACTTTCAAATTGAATACGGCAACGAAACTGACGGAGTCAACCAAGCCGCACTGATACGTGTACCTGTTCGCTATGGCGATGCCAGCCGCAATGCACAAGTGATCATGCAAGAGAACAGCCGCAACTCAATGCCAGCAAGTCCACTAATGACTTTCTACATTTCAAGTTTAGACTATGATCGTCCGCGTATGCAAGAGCCGTACTTTGTGAGCAAGGTAAACGTTCGTCAACGCACCTATGACAGTGCGACTGACTCATTTGAACCCACACAAGGCAACGCCTTTACTATTGAACGACTAATGCCTGTGCCTTACAAAATGGGTATCACACTAGATATTTGGACATCAAACACCAATCAAAAGATGCAGTTGTTGGAGCAGATGTTGACGTTGTTCAATCCCAGTTTGGAAGTACAGAGCACCGATAACTTTATTGATTGGACCAGCTTGACTGTGGTAGAACTTGAATCAGTTACTTGGACTTCTCGTACAGTTCCTATTGGTACTGACAACCCTATTGACATGGCCACAATCAAATTTAGCATACCAATTTGGCTCAGTTCACCAATCAAGGTCAAGAAGCTGGGCGTGGTAGAACGTGTGATTGCATCCATGTATGACGCACAAGGTGATCTAAACAATGCTGTTACCAACAACGACTTGCTCCTGGGTACCAGACAAATCATTACTCCTTATAACTGGGCTGTGGTTCTTATTGGTAATAAGTTGCAATGTCTACAGCAACGTAGTATTGTTGAAGAGCCTGGAAATGACACACTGACTCCTACAGAAATTGTGCCTGATAGCAACTTGCTATGGACTACTGTGATTGGCACCTATGGAGTTCTTAGACCTGGTATTAGTCAAGTTAGATTGGTCCAAGCTGATGAATCAGAGGTCATTGGTACTATTGTGTTAGACCCCAACGATGATCGTTTTGTGCTATTTGATGTAGACTCAGATACTGCACCACAAAACACACTTGATCCTATTGATGCTGTGATTAATCCCTTGGCAAGTGGGCCACAAGATGGGTTAGACTCATCCATGGAGGGTCAACGGTATCTGTTAACTGAGGCAGTTGGCAGTGAAGACAATCTTGCACCAGCAGTGGCCTGGCAAGGTGCCAATGGTCGACCACTTATCGCCAATGCCAACGACATCATTGAATACACTGGCAACTATTGGCGGGTAGTTTTTAGAGCTGAAGGACAGGCCGCTGGCCAGTATGTTACAAACATAACTACTGGTATACAATACGAATGGAACGGTGACGCATGGGTGAAAAGTTATCAGGGCGTGTACCCAGGGGGAACATGGAGTCTAGTGCTTTAAAAGCTGTGGGTGTTTGGTTTCGTAGTTTAGATACTGGAAGATACCTGTATCTATTACGCAACGATGTCAAGCATCCTGGCGCATGGGGTCTGCCTGGTGGCAAAATTGAAACAGGCGAAACATTACTGGGCGGCATGGAACGCGAATGTATTGAAGAGCTGGGCTTCTTTCCCACGTACTTGCGTCTTATCCCATTAGAAAAATTCACAAGTGCCGACTCTGCATTTGAATATCACACATGGGTGTGTGTGGTTGCCAGCGAATTTACTCCACGACTCAACTACGAACATCTAGGCTACGCCTGGATAGACAAAGGCACATGGCCTAAGCCCATGCACCCTGGTTTGTGGAACACTGTGAATCTCGAAGCTGTACAAAGCAAAATCCTGCTGGTTGAGCAGGATCTTGCAAGTCTTTAAGCCTGACTTTCTTGGAACTGTAACTGAATCTCTCCTGTTGGAGTTGTGGTTGTTGACAGCGCAGTGATCTGAACTGCCAGCACCTCTGGACCGTTTGGATAAGTTCCTGTTCCGGGAACAGAGCTTGTGCCAATCTGTTTAACTGATCCTAGATCCAACACACCCGAATTGGTTGTAGAAATTGGAATAGCAAACAAACGTTCACCGCCAGTCATTTCACTGGTGATAGCTGTGACAGTCATTGTCAAATCGTTAGCAGTGGTTGCGCCACCTATGGTGTTACCAAGAATCTTGATAGTATCGCCCACTGCATACCCGTCACCAGCTGTTTGCACAGTGATCTGCGTGGTGGTGGTAGAGTATGCTGTACCTGCTGCTGTGAGTTGAACAGTGATTTTGGCGTTTGCGCCCGAACTTGAAACGTTTGTAGGTGTTAGGTTGGCAAAAGTTCTCTGACTACTAAATGTTACCTTCACACCCGAACGTGTCATACCACCTGTGGTGTTGAACGGAGCACCTGTTAGGCCACCTGTGGCTTCTGATGTGTAACGTGGTGAAGTTGAGAACTGTGAAAAACTAGGCTGGAATCCGCCGCCCAAGTTGTTGAGTCCTTGCCAGCTGGTGTTGGCAGAATCAATGTTGTTGGGATTTAGAATACCTTCAATCAAGTAGCGTCCTGCTGTTACCTGAACATTCAAATTACTCAATGTCAACTGAGCGCGGTTAATAAGTTCACGCACACCCAAATCACCAATAATACCGTTAGATACCGATGGAGCCAAGCGCATGACAAATGCCACTGCTTTGTCACCAACTGTGGCTGGGAAACCATAGTTGGTACGGTTGTATGTAAACTGATAGCCTTCGTCGTTGTCAAATCCGCCGTCCATAATTACTGCACTACCCCAGTGGTTAACTAGTGGTATGCAAGTGTTGGAGATCAAAATAACACCTGTGTTGTCAGCATGGCTAGTTGGAGAGCTAGATGTATAGCTTCGGCTTTGTCCTTCTGCCCATTGCACAAATGTTGCACCGCGTGTGCAACCTGTTAGATCGTTGCCTGCTTTGCCCGAGTATTTGATAATTTCGCTTTCAATCATCACAAACACAGGATATGTCACACTGGCTGGTGGATAATCAGTTGCATCACGCAGCGTGATTGTGGTTTGACTATCATTAATTGCGCCGGCAAGACCAGTCACTGGAGTTTCATTGATGGCTTCGTAACGTGCTGGCAAGTTACCTGAACGCATATACGCTTCGTTGTTCAAGTTGTTGTTGGGTCTACGGTGTGCCATGATAAACTTACCGTCTTGGCCACGAATCATCCACTGTACATAACCTGCACCGTACCATGAGTATTCAATGCCATACATCTGCATCTTGCTTGCATCTAGAGTAAAGCCTGATGCGCCTGTGCCGTCCAACGGATCAATGTTGAAGTCTGCTTGGCGCACACGAATTTCGTTACGCAGTGCTGTTCTCACGCGGTTCTGGTTAGTAACGCCACGGAAGGCAGGTACAACTGTCATGCGGTTGTTGTCAAGGATACTGGTAACAGTATGACTCATACCTTTGATGACCAGCAAGTCACCATTGTTGAGTTGGTCCTGGAAGCGGCAGTTGCCGTCACCTGTCACAAGGTTAGATCCCGCGCCAACCGACACTAGACCAGCAACTTGGAATGTGCTGGAACGTTGCACAGCATTCACTGTGATGCCGTTGTTTTCCCAAAACAGTCCGTTTTGATCGTCAAAGATACCAGCACGTATA